AGGTGAAAAACTATATAAAAATTAATTGGAAAAACGTGAAAGACCTAGGTTAATCCTTAGGTCTTTTTTTTGTGAGAAGATATTGAATTGATAGTGGAGTATGAAACTCTTTATCGTTTTTAATTTTTTTAATTGCATTTTTAAAAGCTACTACTATTATTTTAATAACCATAAACACCTCTGAATTATTGAATATAATTACTCAAAACAGTTAATGATAAATATTATAATGGCTAATTGGCCAATAGTCAAACGAACATTACAAATAATAGAATTATTTTGGGTGATAATGTGATTAATAAAGTAGAGATTGAAAAAGGATATTATGTTTTTAAATTAGAAAAAATTCTTAACGATAAAAATATCAGTATTAATAAACTTATGCGTGATACTAATACAGATTTTAAAGTAATAAAAAGACTAATGTCTGGTTCAATGCTAAGAATTGATATAATTGTTCTTGCAAGATTTTGTGATTATTTCAATTGTAAAATTACTGATTTAGTAGAATATTTTCCAAACAAAAAATAAGGATGATTCCTTATTCTTTTTATAATATTACTTATAATTTCTATGAAATATTGAAATAAAATCAAGTTCAGGATAATGTTCTTCAAATGCAGTTTGTCCTAGTTTTTGCCAGTAATCATTAAACTCTTTATTTTCTTGATATAGTTCGTGGCAATTAAGACACATTCTTAAACATAGTTTATACTTCATAGAATTTTGTCTATTTCTTCCCCTGAATATTTCATGCCAAGTTAATTTATAAGTAGAATGACAAAAGAAGCATTCATTTTCATTATCCGAAAATAAACTTAATCTATTCTTTTCTAATTTTGCCAATTTATATGTTTTATTTTTCATTTTGAAACACACTCCAAACACATTTTTTTGTAAAATTTCTATTTTTTTAAAGTATTTAAAAGTGTGTTTTCCTTTAATTATAAGGATTTTAAAGCATTATAAAGTATTGTTATTATTCCCATCACAGGCACCAGTTTTGATAATTTCCCTTGTATTACAAGGGTTTTATTATACTTTAATATAATGAAACACACCTCTAAACACATTTTTTATAGTTTATTTAAAATATCAGTCATATTATCTAATTCATTTTTATATAAATGGGTATATGTGTCTAATGTTATAGATATTTTTGAATGTCCTAAATATTTTGATACTAAGGTTATGTTTGCTCCTTGATTTATTAATAACGAAGCACAACTATGTCTAAAGTCATGAATTCTTATCTGTTTAACATTAGCTAATTTACAATAAAGATTCTTTTTACTTTGAATTGTTGATTCTTTAAATGGTTCTGTATTTCCAAATACAAACCAATTGTTAGAATAATCTTTGTATTTTTTTGCACTATTTTTCATTGTATTTAAGTCGTTAGTCACTTTATTAGTTAAAGGTAATGTTCTAATACTACCTTTTGTTTTAGGACTTGATATTGTCCATTTTTCACCCTTTATTTTGGTGGTTAATGTCTTTTTGATTTTTATAGTGTTATTTTCTAGATTAACATCATTCCAAGTTAATGCTTGTAATTCTCCTTGCCTTAAACCTAGAAAATATAATATTTCAAAAAAAGTATGAAATTCAAAATTCCCTATTACATTATCAAATTTTAAATATTCTTCGTAAGTGAAAAATTGCATTTCCTTTTTTATTTTATTTACTTCTTTAAAATTCTCAATAAATTCTAATATGCTGTTACTTGTATTATAGTATTTATTTGAATATCTTATAATTTGTTTTAAAAGACCTAATATATAATTTGCATACCTTACTGATATTTTATTATTTTCTATATTTTTTTCTAGTAGTAGTTCAAATTTTTTATATTTAGGAACATCAATATCGTTTATTTTTATGTTTTCTATTGATTTTAAATATTTAAACAAATCGTCATCTTTTTTTGTGGTTTGTTTTTTTATTGATTTACTTTTGTATTTTCTGTATTCTAAATAAGCTTGTTTAATTGTTATGTTACTAGTTGATACCTGATTTTCTTTTAATTTAATTCTATATTCTATTTCTTCTTCTTTTGCTTCTGCTAAAGTTTTATATTTTTGAGATGTATAATCATGCGAAATTCCAAATATATCCTTATATTTGATCCTGAAAAAATATTGTCTCCCATCTTTAGTTGTTTTTTTGCTTTTATAAACTGTCATAAAAAGTCACATTCCTTTCAATTTTTCCTTGAAATAATGCTCTTTTTCATATATAATTAAATATGGAAAGAGAGTATTTATTTCGTGGTAGATTTATTTATTTTTTTTCCATTTTGGCTCGTGTTCCAGCACGAGTCTTTTTTATTTTTCTTTTTGTTTAATTATTATTTTTAATTCTTCTTCTGTATAAAAATATTCTTTTGCTTTTTCAGGTGGTAATTTCGCTGCTATTTTTCTAACAACTCTATATATTTCATCAAGAACTTCTTTTGTTGCTTCTTGGCGAATTATTATTGTTTTTTCTTTCATAAATTATTATTATTTTTAATGTTGATATTATGAACAATTGCATTTCTTAAATTACTAATTTTCTTTATTGTTTTTTCATCAAATTCATTAGCCGTTATAAGTAATTTAATTAATTCTAAAATAGCTTGATTGTTATTGGAAAAATAGTTTATAAAGTTTTCATTATTGTTATTATAATTTACAATATCCAACACTTCTTTTTTTGTAAAATTATGTTTTTCACCACCAAAAATCTTATTATATATTTCATTGTAACTAAATTTTTTTTTGTATTTTTTTTCCCAATTATTTAGTAGATAAGAACAAATAATTTTTCTTTCATTTTCATCTAGTAAAAATCTTATTCCACTATTATATGCATTATTTTCATTTAAATTTTCATAGTTTTCAATATAACCAGCTGAAATTAGCAACTGTAAAAAATCAATTTTTAAAATATCTGCTAATTTTTTTAAGTGACTTGGTTTTGGAAGTTTTTCTGTTCCGTTGATAATATTTTTGATGTCTTTTTCGTTTATTCCAGTTACTAAAGATAATTCCAAGATATTAATATCTGTTTTTATCAAACTGTCATATAATATATCATTTGTTGATTGCTCAAATTTATCTATTGGAACATTATATCCCATTAACCACGTTGGACTAACTTTTAAAGCTTCAGAAATTCTATAAATGTTTTGTTGTTTAGCATTGTAATTTCCTGATAAATAATTTGAAATCAATGGCTTACTAATTCCTGTAATGTTAGATAGTTCACTTAATGTTAATTTATTTTTATGCATTGCATATTTTAATCTTTTTGCAAATGTATCATTACTCATGTTTTTTCACCTCACAACAAAATTATACCATTTTATTATATTAAAGTAAATAAAAAAGTTAAGTTTTCTTAAAAAAATGTATTGACAAAATTTTCCAGTAATGTTAAAATCAAATTGTTAAGAAAACTTAACAGAATTGAGGTGATTTTGTGAAAAGAGCAATTTTTGATTATAGTAGGTTAAAAGGAAGAATAAAAGAAAAATTTGATACCCAAGAAAGATTTGCTTCAGAATTAAATGTTTCCATTCCAGCACTAATAAAAAAACTAAATAATAAATCACAATTTACTCAGACAGAAATTGATAGAATTAGACTTTTACTAGATATTTCTAGTGAATCGCTTGATTCCTATTTTTTTAACAAAAAAGGTTAAGAAAACTTAACGAATTTTCTATAAAAGGAGAAAAGAAAGATGATAACTAATTATTTAAAAGAATACTTTAATCATAAAAATATTAGTCAATATGAAATACAAAATAAAACTGGAATAAAACAATCAAAGATAAGTCTTATATTTAATAATAAAAGAAAACTAACAGCAGAAGAACTAATAAAGATAGCAAAATCATTTGATATTGATTTAAACAAAATAAAAGAAATCAAGTAGCACCAACTAAAGCACAAACTTGATTTCAACTTTAATTCTTTTTAATGACGTTGTTATTTCCTTTTACAAATATAAATGTAAAAGAAATTTTATCACAAAAAAGACTTTTAATAATGTTCATAATTGTCTTCATATTTTTTGGACGTAGCAATTACAAACAGTTAAAGTATATCAAATAATGATTAGAATATCAAATAAAATCTACCACGAAAGGAAAGAACGATATGAAAGAGGAAATTTTAAATCAATTATATATATCGCCACAAGATTTAAAAAAGTTAGTACCAAGTTTAGGTATAGAAGTCTGTAGAAAATTTATAGATGAAGCAAGACAGGAAATGGCTGAAAAAAAATATTTTGTTCCACAATCAAAACCTAAAATTGCACTAACAAAAATTGTTAGAAAAAAGATTGGAATATAAAAAAGACTCACAAACCGGAACTTTGTAAGTCATAAAATTTAATTCACTTGTTTATTAAATTTCCCTTACATTATACCAAATTATAAAGAATAAGTAAAGGAGAAGAAAAAATGAAAAAGTCATTATTATATACACTAATTTTTTACGGATTAATTATAGTAGGATTACTGCTATGCAATAAATTACACTATGGGTTTTGGTTGTTTTAGGGGGAAGAATGAAAGATAATTTTTTATTAAAAAAGTCACAGCGAGAAGTGTTTGACGCTTTGAGTGATGAAGAAGCAGGAATTTTAATAAAGGGAGTATTTAAGTATTTAGATACAGGAAATAGTGAATTAAATGGAACATTAAAAGCAATATTTATTCCAATAAAAAATGATATTGATAAAAATGAAGAAAATTATCAAAAGGTATGTGAAAGAAATAGAGAGAATATAAAAAAGAGATGGGATAAAGTATACGAGAATATACCAGTGGATACGACCGTATACGAAAGTATACCAGTCGATACGAAAGTATACCAAAGCATACCAGAAGATACTGACGCGCGTCATATATCATATATCACTAATCATTTAGAAGAAATAAATAATAAAAAAGATATTAGGGGTATGGGGGAAGAAGAGAAAGAAGAAAGAAGAGAAACCTTTAAGCAAGTTATTGATTATCTAAATGAAAAAACAAATTCAAGTTTCAAATACACGACGAAAGCAACACAACAAAAAATTAATGCACGATTGAACGAGGGTTATAAGCTCGACGACTTCATAGATGTAATTGATAAAAAATTTGCCGAGTGGAAAGGAACTGAATTTGAAATATATTTAAGACCAGACACATTATTTGGAACAAAGTTTGAGGGATATCTTAATCAAAAAGCAAATACAAGAAAAATAACAACGAAAGATATTGCAACCAAAGTAGACATTGCAAATTTTTTTGGAGGTAGGAAATGAAGCAAGAAGAATTTTTACAAGCAATGGTTATTTTAGGAACAATTTACAATAAAGAATTTACAGAAGAACAAGTAGCGGTTTGGTATGAATTTTTTAAAGACACAAATATTAATGACTTAACGACTGCTATTAAGCGATTAGGAAATACAAAGAAGTTTTTACCAAGTATTGCAGAAATAAAAGAAGAAATAGCATATATAACAACCGAAGAATTGCAACTTGATGTAGATGTAGAATGGAACAATGTTTTAATGGCAATTAGAAAATATGGAGCAGATAGAGGAATTGAAGCATTAGAAAGTTTGAAAGATTATACTGCAGATGTTGTTAGAAAAATAGGTTGGTATAGATTATGCATGAGTGAAAATATTCATAGTGAAAGAAGAGCGTTTAAAGAGATATTCGGCTATGAAAAAGAAAAACTTAAACAAATAAAGCAAGTAGGAATTGAAGCATTACCATTTGAAGATAAGTATCTTTTAAATGATTATTTGGAGGTTTATGATGACTAGATTAATTCAAAATTGTAAATGGTTTATGAAATATAACACATTAGGAATAAAATACATGACATTAGAAAAACAATGCAAAAATGAAGTATTTACTAGAGCAAAAGAAATACTAGAGTTAAAAGAAACAATAAAAGAAAGAAATAAAACAATTAAACGTCAAAGAGAAGAAATAAAAAAATATAAAAATCAAAGTATTAAGGAGAAAAAATAATGGAAAATAAAAGTTTAAATGAAAGTGTTATTGATATCAGAGTTAAATTACAAAATTCAGGTATAAAAAAAAGCGGTGTAAATAAATATGCGGGATTTGATTATTTTGAATTATCAGACTTTTTACCAAAACTTAACGAATTAATGCAAGAAGAAAAAATTAACGACAGGTTTTATATAAAAGATAACTATGCAACTTTAGAATTACAAAAGGGGGAAGAATTTAATATATATACAATTCCATTTGTATTATTTGAAACACCATTAACTTATAAAAAAGATAAGGTTGGAAATTTTATTAAGGATAAAAATGATGAATATATTCAAGTTCCTAGTATGCAAGATATTCAATATCTAGGTGCATTAAATACTTATTATAAAAGATATTTGTATTTAAATGCTTTTGGAATTACAGATGGAGAAATAATTGATAGTATGGATAACAACAATTTAACATCAAAAAATGATTCTATGGAAAAAAAGCAAGTTAAGATTAAATCATTAGCAACGGAAGATCAAATTAAAAGAATAAAATCTTTATACAATGAAGAAGAACAAAAGAAGGCATTAGAAATAGTAAAAAAATCAAAAATAGAAGACTTAACTGTATTAGAGGCAAGTCAATTAATAAGTAAAAGAGGAGAAAAATAATGGAATT